CTCTGTCCTTTAGTTCTCTCATTCTAGTCAATGTTGCTGATACAGAATCATAAGCCGTCAAAGGCCGTGACGACTCTATCCTAGAGTGTACTGCTGTCGCAACACCACGCGTTATGTACTGAGCTCCTCCTCCGGCTCCCGGCGTCAAATGGTCTATTCTCAAGAACTCTGAAGAGAAATTACACTTAGAAGCCTGGGCACGCGAACCTATCCTTGCTAAATTGGCATTGACAGCCCAGGCGTCGTGGGGTGTCGGTGTGGTCAAGTACACATCGTCTCCATTATGCACAGACATTTTTACATGCCTACTTCCTTGACCCAACCCAGCAAGTTCGAAATAAACTGCATTAAGTAGCGTATTCATAGCCGTCGTCAACCGCCAACCGCTCATCAAAGTATCAGTCCATTCGTGCCACTCTCCTCCGTATGAGACTTTAGCGTCGTAAAGGCTGCGCAGTGTCCAGTTAAGTGAATACATACGCTCTTCTCCTAATTGTGAGGAAAACATATCTGCGTATGCCGCTATCACTTCAGCCATACTTTCTCTTGAGTGTAAAGAATTAAAGTCAGCAAAGTCGTAGGTATAGCTGTAATCGTCATTCCGTGTCATACTCATCACTCGGTTGTGCACTCTGTCAGCCCTAGCTTCTTCTCCGATGGGGAAGTAATATGACAGTACGTCTTCAATGTCTTCGAATGCGTACATGGCATGTACAGCTGAAGTCAAATCCGTGCCGTATATTGCTCTTACCTTTCCCCATTCATATTTTTCTGAGAACCAAGCCCGCATCTGGGGTTCCCTTTTAAGCATTGTCTCGATGTGTCTCGTTGGCATGTTACACAATGTTACGAACTTATTCCGCAGGTGCCTATCAGTGTTTATATACTCAGAATCTTCTGTGTACTGCGTATGTACTGATCCTGAGGGTGCCCATTCCCATGCTGTAGCAATGAAATCGCTAAGCGTTCGAGGTTTTATTGATGCTCCTCTCTTTTGACAAGCGGCTAGTACCCTTCTAGTCGCTGCACGCACCACCCCTTCTCCAAACCTCATCGGTTGAGGGTTTTCTCGCTTACCCATCTCTTCTGCCTTGACGTCAGTTACCACCGTCCTGTTTTGTAGTACGTTGAGTTCAAATAGCGGAATGAGGCCGGCTCTCTTTGGGTCGTGCATTGCTTTAGCAACTACGCTAACGCGTTTAAAGACCTCCCATGGCTCGTCGTAAGTCCCTCTCCAAACCTTACTAAATGCCAC